CCGACTGCTGCGTAAATGGTAGCCACCCATCCGAGCATAAGAAGGACTGGTTGCTTTGGATTAAACCAGAGGCAGGAGTTCCTGCATTCACGTAGTTAGACGAAAGAGTAAACTTACACCATACCACCTCGGTTGTTGCCGTCTCCCAATCGCTAATCGCTCCGTTCTTCAATACCGAAGCAATTTCCTCCCGAATAAGGTCGCTAATTTCAAACGTGATGGGAGCGTTGTCGATGCTCGTCTTGAATAGCGTGTAGTCGGCGGTTGGGCTTGATGCGCTACTACCTGTAAATATCCGCAAGGTAAGCGTAGCGTCAACGAGGCCGTCGTTAACGGCACTCCCCTTGGTTAGCGTTATGAAGATAGGCGACCTTGTTAACTGTAACGAGGCGGGAAAGGTGGCTACTGGTGCTGACATTATTTACGTGTAAATGCTTGGAAGTCGTCTTTTGTTAACTGGAATGCGGTTACGACCTCTTGCGGTAGTTTGTTGAAGTTTACTTTGAACGGGTTGCTAAAAAAGTAACTCGGCTTTATGCCGTTGTTGTACACGCTTCTTGCTATCAAGTATTGCAGCGACTTACGTGGGATAAAACGCCCCTGCTTATCCCGAATGCCTTGAAGGCCCTTGCGGACTACCCATTGAGCGAATGCCTTGGGCGGTGGCATCTTGTTGGTGTATTTGTACGGCGTGTTGTACTTGCGCTTTACACCGCTTACGCCCTTGTCTTGGAACTCCCCATAGTCCTCCATTTCAAAGGTCAGGGAGAATGAATTAGGGCCTACGGATAGGTCGTAGTCCAATGAGTTGTAAAGTTCCTTGGATGCGTTCTTTTTCTTCTTTGTAAGATTCTGCTTCGCCTGTTGAATTACACGCTTTGCGAATTTATTAAGAACCGCCTCGACCAACTCCTGCCTTGCCATTAGCAAATAGAAATTTCTGTGTTAGGAACGATAAGGTCAAAGGTCAGGTTCCACCCAGTAAGCAAGTTCTCAAACCTTTCCGTGAATGGCTCGCAACTTACGTCTCCTTCGATTTCGTATTTATCCGAGTACAACGTGCCACGGCGTAACTGCGATTGCAGGCCGTTCAAGATTGCAAGAGTTGTATTCAAAATATCCTGTTGGTTATCTACCCCGAAGAAAGGCTCGTTTTGGTTTCTCAAATCTTGCTTCGTTTCGTCCACGATGTCCATAGCAAGAACCGATACGTTAAAACGAATTACGTGGTCGGAGAACGTGGCTTGGTTAACCATAATATGCGCCAGCGGAAAGATGGTCTGCTTGTTTAAGTCAACGTCGAAGATGTCGCCAAACGTAACCACCTTTACCAGCGGGTGACTGGTTAGGTAGTCGTTTATTTTCTCGGTGGCTTGATAGAAACTTCTCATAACTTTAATTTTTGCATTTCGATTTCGTTCTTCTCCTTTTCAAAGGTTAGGTAAGTCAGGCATTGATGAATAGGTAATCTAGTGACTTCTTCAAATTTTGTGAGGTCTCCGTTAGCCAAAGCATAGATGCTGGAATACCATCCCCATCGTTGTCCGAACTGTGCTTCTCTTGTGTAGATGTCTTCGCTTCCTTCGCCAAAGAGTTTAGTGTATGTTGCGCTAATACGTTCCCTAAACGATAAAAAAAAACCATCGCACCCAAGGCAACCGATACGGGCATCTGCTTAAACAGTTCCTCCCTGCCCTCGTCTGGGGTGTAGTCCTCAATGTCGTAGCGTTCGCCTTTCTCCTTGGTCACGGGTCGGTACAATACGGCCATTGCTCGGTGCATTGTGGCCCAGTCCTTCATATAGTTGTCTAGGTCTACAAACTCACCAAGCGAAATATCGTTAAGCGCAGGAATGAATCCGTATTTAGTTCCCTTCAGCTCGAAGAACTTGGTAAGGTCTGGTTTTTGGTTTAGGGTCTTGCTTAATACGGTTAGGACGTTGTTAGCGTCCACAAGGCGAACCTTTGGCAACTCCGAGAAAGGAACTTGGCAAAAGATTTCGAGCATCTTCTTTTGGCGAAATTCCTCGTCTCCTTCAATGCGGGCAAAGCGTTGGTATTGCTCCAACGTAATTTCGTCAAGTGACGTAGGTACTACTAATTTCAGTTCCATAGGTAAATAACTCATCGGACGTTGTAACGACCATAGTTAGGTTTAGAGAGCTTATTTGCTACCGCATAGCGTGCAGCATCGATTCCGTGGTTGAATGCGTCTATCGGCTTATTAAGCAGGTTTCCGTTCTTGTCTTCGACCCATTTGTAATTCTGAAGTTCTTTGATTAGGTTGCTGCTCCGTGGGGTTACGAATAGCTTATGCCGTTTTAGAATATCAATTCCTGCGTTCACCGAATCGGCTCCCTTTACTGTTGGCTTTACGTTCCACCCGAAGCGGTGCAGCTCGTCAATAGACTTTGGCTCTGCGCTATCAGCAAAGACCTCATCCCGCCTATCTAAATTGAACGACTGAAAATGGGAATGGATGTCCCTGTTCGTGAGTCCCGTTCGGTAAATGAGTTCGTCAAGGTATAAGTTGTTTTCCAACTGGTAAACGGCCACGAGTGCGGTCGGGTCGTTGGTGTAACCAAAGTCAAGTCCATAGGATATAAGTTTTGCTTCTGTTGGTATTTCGGCCTGCCCGAACTGAAAGATGGTCGCTCTTGACATTCCACGCTCACCCAAGCCATAGATACGCCAGTAATCCTCGTCTGTGTCTCGTAGGCGTTCTATTTCGTCAACAATGGACTTATCGAGGAATGGGTTGTCTTTGTAAGTTGTTTGGTAAAAGTCGCAGTCCTCACGGGGTATAACTCGGTCGTAAATCCAGTGAAACGAATCGGAGGGGTTGTAGTCAATAATGATACGCCCATCGGTACGAAATACCAACTGCTGCCAGTCCTCGTAAAACAACTCGTTACCCTCGTTTATGTAAAGCAAGTTCCGTTTACGGCCACGTATCTTCTGGGGCTGGTCAAGTGAAATAAACTCAACAAGGTTTCCGTTTAGGTGGTATTCGTTGCTTGACTTGTTGTGGTAGTCCTCGTTGTACAATTCGTAGGCACGTAGGATGTCGAGAAAGTCACGCATAACCGAAGCCCGAAGCGAGGGGAACGACTTGCGGCAAATGGTTATGGTCTTGCCTGTATTTCGGTAGGTATATTCAAAGATAATCCAGAGTAGGATATTGTAAGTTTTCCCACTCCGTGTACCGCCTTGCTCAACAACAATCTTCTTGTTGCTGCGTTGCAGGTGGTTAAATACCTTATTCGTTCGTATCTTCTCCAAGCACCTCTATTTGGAATAACTTACCGCCTACGGCATCAATTTCCTGACGCTCAACGTAACCACGCTTCTTGCCCTTGGTCTTAAGAAAGAAAATGGTTGCGGTGGAGTTACCCTCTTTGATTTGTTTATGCAACTGGCTTTCTGCAAAGTCAATAGCAACGTCTGCGATTGAATCGACTGCTGCTTTGTATTCTGGGTCGCTATCCATCCAAAGGTAGTGCGTAGTTCTACCAATGCCAACCGTCTTGCAAGCCGAGGTAACTACCCCTAACGATTTTTCCAACGCATCGAGCATTGCCTTTTTATGCTGTTCAGTCCTGTCCATATAACTTTCCGTTTATTTTAATTTCAAGGGAAGGGTCGAGCTTGTTCATTCGGTCTACAATCACCTGGCAATACTTCGGGTCAAGTTCCATACCATAGCATTTGCGGTTAAGTTGGTGTGCTGCTACCATTGTAGAGCCGCTACCAAGAAAACCATCAAAACATATATCAAACTTAAAGTCGTTGAATATATCCCCAAACAACCCGACTGGCTTTTGTGTTGGGTGGACTCTTGTTTTACCCTCTACATTTTTATCTCCTTTGCGAATCATTCCATTCCATTGCCACTTGTATAGTTTAGCGGCTTTATCGAACGAAGTCCAAGCCAGTTCTACATCAGCAAAGTTTCCTGTGTTCTCCTTGTCCCAAACAATCCAACACATTGAAGGACTTAAAAAATCAGTAAAGTAATTCCCTCCCCAAATAATGAAGTTCTGCATATCAAGTGAAACGCAGGTGTTGTAAAATTCTCTTGCCGTATCGGTAGTGTCATCACCAATGATTTCAGAGTAGTTATTTACTTTAGCTAATTTACCTCCTCCTACACTTTTGTTTTGAACTACACTAATGCCATACGGGGGGTCTGTAAACACAAGGTCTATCTTTTGACCATTTACAAGTTTAGCCACTTGGTCGCTATCGGTAGAATCTCCGCATAGCAGACGGTGTTGGCCTATCTCTATCAGGTCACCCAGTACGATTTCTGTTTTTATTTCGGATGGTGCTTCGTAATCATCTTCCTCCGCTTCAAGTACGGGGGTGTTGTCAAATGGCAAGTCAAGACCCCAGTCCTGCAATAACTCGGCATCCCATTCGTTTGCCAGAATATCCCAATCCCATTCACCGAAGCCAACGTTGTCTTTGATTATGAACTCCGCCTGTTGCTCTGGCGTTAACTGGTCGGCAACAATAATCGGCACCTCGGTAAGCCCTGCGGCTTGGCACGCCTTTAATCGCATATTCCCACCCAGCACCACCATATCCGCATCCACAACAATAGGACGCAGGTTTAGCATCTCGGGAAACTCCTTGATTGACTTTACGAGCTTTTTGAATTTATCGTCTTTGATAATTCGTGGGTTGCTCGTATTGGGAACCACTTGGGTAATTGGTACTATTTGCATTCCTTTTAATTTTATTTACAATACAACCAACAGTCAGCAATCAAGATACGATTTGGTAGCAACTCGTCTACTGCTTTAATTACTCCTTGCCAGTTTTCGTGGTAGTCGTCTCCTGCTAAATATCCGCCTTTCTTTACTTTGGGTAGCCATAGAGCAATATCCTCCTTTACGGCTTCGTAGGTATGCGTTAGGTCGATAAACACAATGTCCAAAGATTCGTCTGCAAACTTCTTGGAAGCGGCTTTAGAAGTGGCCTTAATGGATTTGTATTTGCGTTCTCCCATATTGGCCTTAAACAGCTCGTATATGTTTAGCTCTGTCGCCAGCTTATGCGTTGTGGTGAGTTCGTTTGGTGAACCCTTCCACGTGTCAATGATTGTTATTTGTTTATCTGTTGCTTTGTCGCATAGGTAGGCCGAGGACTTACCAAGCCAAGCACCAAGCTCAACGAACGTACCTCCTTCTGGCATTTGTGCTATTAGGTGGTCGTATGCTGCTTCGTGGTTAAACCAGCCGTCTATATCTTGGTAGTCTTTCATTTCAGCAGGCGTTCTAAACGAATGTCGTTAAAGTCGTGAATGTTAAAATTCGTTGTCATATCCTCGTGCAGTTGCATCGCAATATCAAACGCTTTGTCTATTGTTAGTTCTTTAATCGCTTTGTTCCAGTCGCCTTTATGGGCAACCTTAATACAATTCTTATTTGTTAGGTGTTGGGCGTATGGTGCTACGTCACTAATAATTAACGCACAACCAGCGAATCCCGCCTCTACCATCTTTAGATTCGATTTGCAGCGATTAAACTCACTTGGGATAAGTGGAGCAAGGGCAACGTCAAACGCTTGGTACATTGCTCCGTATTCGTTCGGGGGCATTGTTTGGAGTTTGTATCTTGCTCGGCTTGCTTCAACGTAGCCACCAATATCGGCAACGTAGGATTCAACCGTTGAAAGGTCTATATTGTTTTGCGTAAGGTCTGGAAGGTGGCTTATGCCTGCAACGTAGCCAAAACGCATTTCGTCGGACGGCTCCCGTGTTATTTGCCATTGCGGGTCTGCTGGGTCGAGGCCGTTTGGAATGATAACTACGTTTTTATTTAGCTTCTTGATTTTATCGGCTAAATACTTTTGCGTTGTCCATACCTCGTCTGCAAAATACATAGAGTTGCGTATGCGGTGTTCGAGTCCTGCTTTGTCGTAGGTGACTTTGGAGGGGTGGTCTAACGCCAAATGCCACCAGTCGTCGTTATCAATGATAACCTTCTTTCCCGATTGCTTGCAGATAGCAAAGAAGTTAGCAAAGGATTCACCAGAAAACGGTACAGCTCTGGAAAATATAACGTGCGTAATTCCTTCCCAGTTGTCGGGCTGTACCTCCTGCTTGTAATTGATTATTTGAAAATCAATAAGCCCCTTCTCTTTGAGTAGAGTTAGGGGCTTGTAGATGCGGTGGTAAACC